AGAGGCAGCCTCGTTAAGAGACTCCAATGTCCATTCCGCTTCTACCATGCCACGCCTTGAACTACCTACCTTAGCGATAGGAGTATGCTTGACTGGCCTTAGCATTGCGACCTTCCACATCTCTTTCTGCAACTGACAAACCTTATCCGCGTCCATATGACGGTCAAGGATTATACGCTGCATGCCGAAATCTGATTCGTATACATCAAGGCTAGCAATCAATTTCTTGCTTGAAGCTTCAATGTTACGAGTCTGAGATGCTGTGAACGCAGAGATCTGACGTTTCTGAAACCCATTTGCATAGGTCGTGTCAGGGTTCCCGCCACTGTTAAAGATGGTCTGCAAGTTGGTATTATACAGAAGCTCAGTAAGAGCCTGCGTACCAGCTGCTGAACCAGTTTCAACATTAGTGGTGATGAATGAAAGAACGCCACGAGCTGCTCTGCCCGTACCCGCTGATGCACCAGCAGCTGACACACCACTAACGATGTCGACTTCCATATCGGTAGCCATAATCTTCAGTGATTTAGCAAGTTGATACTCATACTCGCCACCCTTAACGCCAGCCTTATCGACAGCATCCAAGGTATCAGTTACTTCAAATGACTTACGATTGATCTGAGTATAGTTACCCAGACGAGAACGTGCAGTCAAAGTACCAGCAGTGAAGGCTGCGCCCTCAGCTACTCTTCCATTGGAACCTGCGGTGAGTGAGTCAGTGAGCCACTCATGTAAAGTCCCACTTGCTTTACCCTTACCAAAGCCCGATAGCATCGGAGTTTCAGTAGGGGAAATGTTAACGATAATGTCCAAAAGATCTTCACGAAGACCGTTCTGGTTATAAGTCTCAAATGTTGGCATCCGAGGCTCTCCTATTTATATGACACTAAGGTCTCCAAGTATGACCTCTTTGCTGGAGTAATTTAGCAAAGTTATCTACTGAACCACCTCGTAGCGTACCTACCGAATCCCGAAAAGACGGTTGAGCACTCTGTTGCGTTCTACCCTGTGGCGTAACATTACCTGCCATGGGGATCGCCTCTGCACGAGGGGCTGGAGAATTCCCAGTTATCTGATTATATTTAGCAGCATCAACCATAAGCTTAGAGAGTTCAGCAGCCAATACCATATCCTGCGGGTGATTTTTAAAGTTAGGCCCAATGATGTTTTCCAACATTGGATACGCTTTAGTCTTCAGAGTCTTGTAATATTCGCTGTTAGGATCAGATACAAAAGAGTAAGTCTCCTTAACATACTGGTCAGATTGCAATCTCATTTGATCCTGCTTCTGAACAATATTTTGAGCGTTCTGTTGGGCTTGTGCTACACCCGCCTGTTTGTTTACAAGATCCTGCCTACCCTGAACGTGCCTTGCTACTTCTGCTGGCGTGAAGACATCACCTTCGTCTTCTAGCCTTTGATCCATTGCTACGATCTCAGCATTGATAGCCTCTATATCACCAGCTGGTGGTACATAAGATGATTGCAATGTTTCAAACTGCTGAGCCATGTCTGTAAGTTTCTGGATCTGCTCTTCACGTGCAGCAATAACCAAATCCTTCTCAGCTAACTCTGAGTCTTTACCTGCAATCTCCTGCTGGCCCTTACGCTTTAAGTCTGTAATGCGCTTACTCATGCCATCAGTAAGGTTTACATCTTGAGCTGGCTGTTGGTCTTCGGACGCTGCATGCGGTTCTTGGGATTGTTCCCCAACTCCTCGCTCTGCTGCAATCTGATCGAACTCCTGCAGGGGTTCCATCTCAGACCAATCTAAGTTGCCGGGGGTTACGTCATTACCGAAGTCCAACGTATGCCCCAGTTCAGATGCTTTATTTACTAATGCTTCCTGATTCACCTCATCAACAGGTGCCGTTTCCTGTTCGACAATGGGTGCTTGAGTTACTACTTGTTTACCGTCTGGCATTTAATTACTCCTTTTTTCCCCTGTCCTGTTTATTATTCGGGAGGACGAATCCGTTGTTGCCTATACGCAACAGTTTTAAGCAAGCCGTTAAGGTTTGCCATTTTCTTTAATGCTAATACTTGCCCCTGTAAGCCTAGGAATTCTTCCAAGGTTTTACATTCGTCAAAGCATTCGTAACTTTTAATCATCATGTCTTCGATCTCCTCTGCTACTTCTTTCCAATGAGGAGTCTCTAACAATGCTGTTAACTTACGCAAATGTATCTCCTTATCCTCTGGAGACTTTGCCCTTCTAAGGTACTTATTAAAATTCATTTACTTCCTTTTTGCCTTTGGCGTATTGTCAGTGACAAACTTTCTTTTCTTTGTACGCTTTTTGTTTTCACTAGCTGTGATACGGTCACGTGCTTTTGTTGCAGCTTTGTTAGCGGTCTCCTTTGCGGAAGTTGTGCGAGACGGGACGAGAACTGCTAAGCCGTCCTTTTTTACACCGTGATTCTCTTTGTCTAAGTTACGCCCAGTCTCTTTTTCAAACGTTTGTTTGCGAACTCTGTCAGCTACATCCTTCTTCTTTGAGAGCTTTGATAGTTTGTAAACCTTCTTCTTAGTCTTCATAAAAAATCATTTACTCCCTTTAGTAATACCAACCTGCTTCACGTTATAAACCTTTTCAGCCCTATCCACCTGAGCCTTATTCTTAGCCCTACGTGGAGCTTCTTTTTTAGTAGCTTCAATAGTCAATTTTACTCGGTTACGAAGCCTTGCAGCACTCCTGTCGCGCTCTCTTTGTTTAGATAGAAGCGCAGATGGGGGTGGCTTCGTGTTCTCCTTGTACTGTTTATCCATAGAAGCCTGCTGGCCCTTGCGCTCTATCTCTACGTTTCTCTCTTTTGTTGCCTTAATCTGTTTAGCAGTTGGAGGCTTTGACGTTCTTCCGCCACCGAATCTATTTGGGTTTAAAGCAAAGTCCCCGCCTCCCGGCCCTACCATACGTTTTTTTGTCATTAAACTACTGGCCCCTGTTGAGGTGGTAATGGTTGCCCTTGTGGTTGTTTGTTGCCACCCAAGCTACCTAATATTTGCTGTATCACTGGCCCTGCTTGAGCCAATAGTGCTTGTATATCTAGCCCACCAGCTGGTGCTTCACCCTGTTGAGCCGGAGCTTGCGGTTGCTGTGGTGCTTGAGATGCTGGATCACCTCCTTGCGGTTGTGGCGGGGGAATCAAGCCAGACTGTACAGCTAGCTCATTCACCTGTTGATATAGTACTTTTAGTATTTCAGGGTTCTCCTGTGCCATACGCATTACAGCTTCGTTGACTGGGACAGCCACCTCATCTGCCATCTTAGATCCAGACTTCCTCATGAATTCTTTAATGAGGGGAGATACATTCACGAATTGAGGGCCAGCTCTCAGAGCGAGTTCCAACTGTTGTTGAATCTCGTTAAGTCTGCTCAACCTGTTAGAATTTACTGAATTCGCTGATAAGTCTATATCAAATTGACCCTGTATCTCTTTGGCTGTGACAGCTCTTAAAGAAGTCTCAGCCCCCTCCACTACTCTGAAAAACATTTCCTCGTCACCGAACTGCTGTAACAATTGAAACGTTTGTAATACTGCTTCATTAAATCCTAGGGCTACGTTACGCAACATCATCTCTAGTCGTTGATTACCTTCGTTGACTATAGCGTTAACTCCTGTAGCAGTTTTGTTTTGTATTGCAGTGGCATCGTTCCCTATAGCAAAATCGGAGACACCAATTCTATCTTGTATGAGTCTTCGTACTAGTTCTTCTTCCCTAAAGCTGGAGAACTTAACATCACCAGTTTGTAGTATCCCAATCTGATTTGGGCCAGCAGGGAATCCAACACCGGGGCCGGGACGATGAATCTCTGGATCTACGTCAGAGTTAGGATCGTACCAGAACATCGTAGCATTAGTGATAGTCCCATTATCAATACGCATATTGTGTATGTCATTGATCTCCTGTTGCAAGTCTGTGATTATCTCCGCAACACCCTGACTCTCAAATCTACCGGGGATAGGGAAAATACGAATCTCTGCAAAAGGTTTCTTACCATGCAGCAAGTCTGATTCTCTCGCTGATAATAATACTTTATGCTTCTTGGAGAACGTGGCTATGATGTCTTCCATCCTGCCATCACCATCAATGTCATACCTACCGTGGAACTCAATCAATTCTAATTCAGCATAGCCATCATCAGGCTCCATTGAATCTTCTTCGTAACCTTCCTCTAACGTCTGAACATCTTTCAGTAATGATTCACCATGGGCAGAGATACCATCAGTATCGTTATCATTACTACCAACGTTTAACATTTCAACGTTGTCGTATGTGCCTGCGTCACCTAGCTTTAATAAGGTATCGTAATCTCTGCGGAACCTATGTGCTACGTATGGGGAGTCTGCTACTGTGATTGCTCTTGGATGGTAGATGAAGTCTTCGATTGGGATGAATTCCCAGTCAGGATTGTTGTATACTACTTCTTCTCTTTCTATCTTAATGAAGGGTTTCTTAACCCAATCATTGTTCTCTAGTATAAAAGACATCTGATCGAGGAACTCAAGTAATGCCGCGCTAACCTCACCAGTCTGTACCTGCGCCTGTGCAATCGCTACTTCATCCTGCACCTGCGGTTGGTTTAACCTGCGAGTGTACTTACGAACATCCTTGCGCCACATAATCTTTACTGTGCCACGTCCGTAGATAAAGGCTTCACGGATCCAGTCCTGAGCCTTCGCATATACTTGTACACGCTTCTGGAGAACGAAGTCCAACATGTTCTCTACATCATGCGCCTTATCGACATCCTTAATCTTACGGGGGGCATCGTTCCCCCCGTCGGGTGGTGCAGTTTGTTTCCCTGCTCCGCTCACCCCTCTAGCCGTAACTAACGGCTGTACTCCGAATATTGGATTAATCATCCTACTCACCAGCGTATCTACTATGATACCAGTGATAGGAATGTGTAGGTTAGAACAACCCTTCCATGGAAAGTCTTTCTCTGTGACTACACCTTTATACTGCTTATACCATCTCTCCAGATTATTCTGCCAATCTTGTCTGGCATCTACAGAGTTCTGTACTGATTGACAGAGGAAGTCTAATAGCTTAGCCTCTCCCTCTTCCTTTAACCTTGGGTCAATTGCTGGCTCTACTGTAGATTTCTTCGGCTTATTAATAACGTCACCACTAGCCAGCTTCTTAGGTGCTTGCGCTTGGCTCGTGACATCCTTAGCCTCGTGTGACGGAGACCCTACCGATAGTTGGTTTGGGCTTAACTCTTCTGCCATTATAGTGCTTTCCCAGTATTTGCATCATAAGCGATGCCTTTCTTGATAATAACCTTTAGTGGCTTTCTAACTTTCTGCTTAGCTATAGGTTCAAGCTTAGGCTTCTTAGCTGTCTTCTTAACTTTCTTGTCGTACTCAGGCTTCTTAGCTGTCTTCTTAACTGGCTTCTCTTTTGCCATTCTGTCTCCAATGCACGATGCAATAAAAAAACGATCACCAGAGACTGTAGGTGTAGCTGTTTAGGCTACGTCTCTGGTGACCGTCTAGTGTTCAGATAGGTCTATTCTAACTAGTTGTAGTTGGCTTTGCCTCTAGTTACAAATCACGCATAACTTCTTTGATCTCTATTTTCATAATCTTTCCTTCAGACATATGTATAGTGATACTTCCCGTAAAGAAATCACGTATCATCTGTATTACACGACCCTGAAGCTTGGTAAGATCAATTGGCATAATTGTAGTATTACTATATAAGATGCAAAGGATTCAAAAAGGATTCATTTATCCAGAAGATTCTTTGGTGTTTTGTCTTCTGTACAAGAATAACATATAATGCTAGCACTTACCATCATTCCCTTTGGAACTTTTATACGTTCTCCTACTACTTTTCCCGGTGGGGCATCACGGTGCATAATGAATACATAGGCCTTAGAGTTCATTCCATCGTACCATCCCATGAATTCTGTTGTGGGGGGATCGTTAAGGAAGTCCTCAGTGTCATTATCAGCCCAATCATTACGTATCATAGTGTCATCCCAGACTACGTAATAAGGCTTACCCTTCTTTAGTTTAGGTGATTTCATGACATTGAAAACGGGAAGTTACTTCCCTGTGGATGGGTGCGTCCTTCAATAATAAAATCCCATACAACATAGAAGTATGGTTGCCCTAGCCTATGTACAACTCTTTTGATTTTTATATTGATTGGCCTTCTTACACTGCTCATAGAACTCCTCCTGACTTAGATTCCACTTTGCTGCATTCGCCCACTTAGTTACCCACTGGACATTACTTATATCTTCCTTTAGTTCGGGGAACTTACTGGCAGGCTTGATGTGGTCAAGTGACATATTATCGGTAGGAGTCAAGTGGTCTCCTGTCAGGGCACACTTGTATTGCTGTTTCTCCGCTAATCTCATTAAGTCATCAGCAAAATCACTAGAGCCTAACCTATTGATAGCAGCATTTTTAAAAAAATGTGATTCACATAAACGACCATTCTTGAATGAGCTATTCTTACAGCCGTAAGAGTTACACAGGCCCTTATTCTTAGCATTCATAGAGTAATGCTTGTATCGCTTCTTATCATTTAACGATACACAGTCCTTGCATACATATTGTAGCTTGTCTGCAGTGCTTGAGTGTTTGTGGAAATCAACTACGTCCACCATCGTTTTACAAGTCGAGCAAAATTTTTCTGTATATTTGCGACTACTCGTTGCTTCGAGTGGTATTTCCATAACCATATCGTAATCCAAGCTTCATACTTGAGTCTTCTAATTAAGGTCTTCACCGTTTGTATCGGGAAACTTAAAGGCAATTTCTTGAAGAGCATCTGACATATCCCTTAATGATACTGCTAAATCACCATGGATCTTCTCCAAAGCAACAACGGTAGCTAATGAGTCCTTTTGGACGTTCAACAGATTGGTTAAGATTTGTAGCAGGATTTCCTCGTTCTGCATAACAATCTTAAAACGAGGTGTCTGCGTCGTAGTAGGCATCTGCAACTTCGGGAAAGTACTGTTCCACAAATTGGAGAAGAACGACCCTTGCTTCAAATTGGGATTGTTCAATTTCGATTGCTCCATCGTTTCTTCTTTCACAGATTCCCTCTAATTGTTTAACTGTTTGTTTTCTGTTCATAAAAAGCCTTAACATGGTGGTCATGCATATGAGGTTCTTCCACCTGCTTTACAAACTCAGGGTTAGCAGGATGGTATACAAAGTGTTCACCTATCAATTTAGACAACTTAAGCTTTGTTCCGTAGTTTCTAAATGTGTAGTCTGGCCTGATATGCTCAATGTCTAATTCAGATGAATGCTCACTGAATATTTTACTCTTACGTTCTATTAACCATATCTCACCACCTAACTCTCTGATCTTATTGGCCTCGTTGTGGAAGCGTACATCCTCAACACTAATAGGGGATGAATAAACTTCTACCCTTCTATGCCATGAATCAACCCATATGTCTGGATCCATCATATCACGACCCCACTCAGTGCCAAGCTTCTGCATAGCATAACGTGGTGTACGGCCTCCGAAGATCATATTCGGCACTTCCTTAAGCCTACCCTCTATCATCTCATTTGTTACACCGGGGATACATAACATCATATCCTTAAGCGTTTGGCTGAACTTACTTCTCTTATAGCCATACTCAACATGTAAGATGTCTGCTACTGTAGACTTTCCTGTCCCCATTCGTCCCATTAGGCCGATTAGTTTGGGTTTACTCATCTGAAGCCTCCATCAACTCTACAGTCGCTAGATCTTCTGGTACCTCTATGCAGGTGACATAACTCTTGCCAAGATGCTTATAGCTAGTTCTAACATACCATGTCCTACCATCCCGACACTTGAAGATACTGTTTGGGTGTACTGTTTCCCCTGCTTCAGTTAACATATAGAAGTTATCCATGAATCTTCCAGTGACCTCCTTGTTAATAATACGTTTAGCCTAGCATAGTTATCTTTCAATGTCAACGATAGAATCAAAAGATGGTTAGTAAGGAAAGAGAAAAGAAAAACACATCATTAATGGGCGTTAGCCCATACGAGCGTAGCGAGTTAACGTTCACTTGTTTTGAGCACACGTATCCTATATAGCGGGTTTATAAAAAAAAGAGCAACTCCCATCCCCCGAAGGACTAAGTCTGCAGGCTAGTTGGCTTTTAACCGATACGCAGTTTGGTATAGGCAACTAGATACTCACCCCCACCATAGCCTAGGTGAACTAAAGTGGTGGGTATACTTACTCCTCGTGAGCAAGCTTAAAATAATACTATATTAAAAATTTAAAGATGTCAACTATTCATGGGTCGATACGCGTTAGTGGGGATTACTATGATGTCTGGATGCACTTGATTCCTCAATGCCTTCTCAATTCCCCTTAGTGTACCACCAGCACTGGA